CTTGCAGTTGACCAATCGTCGCGTCATAGATCGACGCGCCCAGCCCGACGCCGCCAATCGCCGCGCCGCCGAAGCCGAGAATCTTGCCGAGTTTGTTGCCCTTCGCGGTGAGCGTGTCAATCGAGCCTCCGATGTCCGACAGCCCATCGGCCCATGAGCCGAGCGCCATGAGGGTATCGTTGCCGAGGAAGCCGCCCACGCCGCGCAGGTCGCGGGCAAAGCCTTGCAGTTTGCTCAGGCGCGTGGCGAGTTTAGTCGAGGAGGTAGTGACCTTGTCATGTGCATCTGCCGTTTTATGGATCACTGGAATAACAGTGGCTTGTGCGGCAGCGGCTTTGGCCTGCGCTTTCTCTGTTGCAACAATGGCCGCTGCTTCGCGTGCCTTATATTTTTCGACGGATTCAGCGACCTCTCTGAGTGTCTTGGCGCGTTGAATGGATAACTTTTGTTGCTCAACCTGTGTTTTGAGGCTCTTTTGTAATTCCTTATCTTGTGCTGCAACCGCCTTGCTTAACTGTTCATAGAGATCGGCAAGTTTCGTTTGTTCCTTTGCGACCTCATCAAGGCCCTCTGAATCGTATTCAATTAACACCTTTTCAGTGTCAGCCATTCGCCTTGTCCTCTAAGCGGCGCATCCGGCGATGCAGCGCAGCGATCATCAGTACATCATTGAGCAACGCTTCCGGCTGTTCCAGCACTTCGACAATTGTCCAGCGATACTCAACCGCTTCCAAAATCGAGAATACGCTGTAGGCCAATTCAGGATCGCCATTGTAGGTAATCCGATCTGGCAGGCTGTCATCTAAGTTGTGCCCATCTGCCAGGCGCAGGTACAACTCATCGGCTAGTCGTTCGCTTTTTTTTCGTCAACGTCCTGTGGCAGCCAGTGCGGATTGAGCGCAAATGCCACATCCTCCCATTGCTTCACGAGCGATTCAGGCAAGGCTGCGAAGTCGTCAAAAGACGGATCGCCAAGCGTGCCGTTGATCTCGATCTGACGCGCCCCTGCCATGAGCGCGGGATAATAGAAGCCGCGCAGGATGCGGAGATCGGGATCGTCGATCGCGCCTGCCTCGAAAGCCAAGCGCGATCGCTTCATGCCTTGCAACGCCGTCGCCTCGGAAACAATGATCCGCGCCTTAACCTCGCCGTTGTCAAACTCAATCGTCTGTGTTTTCACGTTCCCCTGATTTCTGCTAGGTCGCCTGTTCGTACCATACGCTGATAATATGATCGGCGGTGGGCGCGGGTGAGAATGTAATCTTGTCAGTCGCCACGGTGACTGTGCCGGTTACGTCCGTGCCGTTATCAAACACGGTGACTTTGGCGATGCTATAAGCCTGATGAGAGGCGCTGAAAGAAAACTCCGTCGCCGTGCCGTTCGCCAGCCAGTTTGCCAGCCACGGCTTATACTCGGAGTGGAATTCGATAAAGCCATGCTCCAGCGCCCCGTTCGTCACCGCCGTCAACGCCGTGCCCCATAGTTGCTTAGAGACGGGATTGACGGCGACCATGTAGGGCATGGATGTTTGCGTGGCCGTCATGCCTACTGTTTTGGGAATGCAACGCGCCGAGGGGATGATGATCGAGCGCCAATTGCGCGCTTTGATGGTGTTGTTTAGGCTCTGCTGATAGAAGAACAGCCCCACCGATGGTTCCGCGCCCTGTTCATCCGTGAACCATGAGACGCTATCCATCTCGCCAATGTCCACCACATTGACGCCGGTCAAGAGCGCAATCAGATCGAGATCATAGAGTGACACGGTGAGTTGCCCGGTTACGGCGTCCAGTGCGGGCAGATAGTCAACCGCTGCCGGACGATCATCGCCAGGATGTACGATCGTCCGCATATCAGGGATGGTCAGATCGAATGTGTCCGCGCTGACAAATTGCACGCCTTCGTAGGGCGTGGTGGGTGAACTTGCGTTCGGGTAACCGCTCGAATTGAGCGCGAAGGCCGCCCCGTAACGCAGCCCAATCGGGTATTGCTTGCCTGTTGCCTGTGTCATGTCATCGTCTCCTATTCGTTCGCCGCGTAGGTTCGGCTGAGATGTTCCTGCACGCTCAATACCAACTCGAAGCCAACATACTCCGAATTGGGTGTATCTGCGATTGCCAGCGGCCCGGTGTCGCTGATGACGGTTGACATCAGCACGCCGTCCAGTCCGAGCCGTGGATAGCCTGCCAGTTTATCGCGCAGCGCCACGATTAACGCTCGGATTTGTGTCTCGCGTGTCTCGCGGGTTGCCTGCTCAATCGTTTCGACGGCGCACTGTACCCGGTAATTGCGCGTCTCTACACCCCAGTCGTTGCCCCAGTCCTGCGTTGATTCGCCCGTCAACACATAGGCGCACGGCAGTTTGGCCGTGCTGATTTGCGCGGGCGGCGGATCAATGCCCTTGACAGTCAATGTCACCGTCGACACCACGACGCTTGTATTGTTGCAGATCGAGGCAATGGCGGCGGCTACGGTGTTGATGCTCATGGCGTCCTCACGGGCACAGGCAACAGATCGGTAATATCTTGTGGAACTTCCACGTTGAAACCAGCAGAACCACGATTATTCTTCTGGTTATAGCGCCAGTGGCAATATATCATGATCGCCGCTACAACGTTCCGCGCCGGTGCGAACGTATAGATGGGTGTGTCTTTCGCATGAATCGCCGCCGTGCTGCCTCGCGCCCCACGCTTGACAGTGAGCGTATCGGTTACGGCATTTGTTGCGGCGGTAACCTCGCACCATTCCGACTCGATCTTGATCAACATGCCCGCCGAGAAGCGCGGTGAATCGGTGTTGAGATTCGCGCCGTCTACGTTGCTCACGGAGATCGTCGTGATGCTGGCGTTAATACCGCCTGCGTCCTCGACTTCATCCAGGCTATTAACCCACGCATTGCCCCAATCGTCATGGTAGCCCCATGCGGCGGTAATGCTAATCGCGTTTTCCGGCGTCGTGCTATATGTCCAGACATCCGACGCGCCAATCTCGAAGCCGATCCCATACTTGGGGTATCGACGGCGCGGCTCATAGTACAGATCGGTCAGTGTAACTGCCGTCGCGTCCCCGTTGGTGATGCTAACAACTTCCAAGAGATCGTCGTCAAAATACAACATGCGCGGATCGCAATAGTCAAAGGTGCGCGCTTCGATGATCGGCTTGGCCGACCGCTGCATTTTCATCTCGGCCCATTGCTCGCCGTCGATAATCAGGCGCGTCAACAGGGCGTCGTCATCGGTGAAGGTGGAATTTAGGCCACAGTAACGCTTAAATTGCGCGAGAGTGATTAGGTTCATGCGTATACCGCCAATCCCATTTCAACATAGGCCGCCGCGTGATCGAGATCGACGGCGCGGGTTTCGCCCGGTTCGAGCCTGACTACCGTCTCGGCATAGTCCCAAAACACAATCGGGCGCTGCGCTGTGATCAACCGCGCCGGTTCCGGCCCCGGTATGCCGTGCTCCTCAAAGCCTGCCTCAGTCGGCCAGACAGTCATACCGTTAGCGCGGCGATGCCCACAGCGAACCGTGGTATCGCACATCTGGCGCAGGCCCAACCGCTGCGCGTCGATCGCCAATTGTGTGTCCACGTCGCCGCCCTTGACGCTGTGAAACGACAACGCATCGAACACACGGCGCTTGATCAACGTGCAGCCCAGCCCCAAACCGCCGCATTCCACGATGCGGCCCTGTAATCGCTTCCACTCCGCGAGATTATGCGGCAGGCTGTAGGATTGCATTAGATCATCAGGGCGTGAGATATTGATCGTCGGCTTGCCTTTGCGGAAACAATACACGCCATAAACAATGTCAGAGTTGACGCCGATCATCTTTTCTACTGCATCGGGCGGTGGAATGATGTCATCCTCGACAGTGAGGAGATAGTCATACCGCTCTGTCTTGATGATCCGCTCAGCCTTGCGATAGTTGTAAATGATATTCAGGCCGCTATGCTCGCCGTTCGGGTTGTCGTGCGTGAACATCCGATCCAACGCGCCGTCAAACTGCAAGCCGTGAATCGCCTCGAATGTGGCGCGGCTGAGTTTGACAGTCGGGCAGAACAATAAGACGCGGGTCATAGCCCTACCGCTTCGACGCTAAGCGCCTCTTTGATGTGCTTTCGCATGATGTTCGCCGCCCGTCTCTGCATCCGGCGTGCGATTTCATCGGTGAAATGGCGCGGCTTTGTGCCGGGATGATGTACCTCAATCTTGCGCGCCCAAAATTTTCCATACTGCGCTTTTGTTGATCCGATAACACGCGGCTTTGTTGCCGCCTTATACGGATAGCGGAATACGAGAAACGGCGCACGCTTGGCGCGAATAATGTGCGCCCTTGTCCCTCTATCTACGTAGCCATAGATCGCGCTGTCTGTGTTGATCGTCACGCCCCGCGCCGTGCGTTCGGCGTAGAAATCCGGTTGATGCTTCCATGTGCGCGTGGTCTTGCGGTATAGGTCAATCGATTCCGCCGCAATCTGTGTATAGCCCCGCGCCACGGCCAGCGGTAGTCTACGCGCCGCCGCCCGCTTAGCCTTGCTCAATTTTGACATATTTGACGTTACGACCCGCTTACCCATTGCCCACCAGCATTGTCTCACCCATGCCGACGCTAAACTGCTGCCCCGGCTTAATCGGCTCCATCTTGACACCCTCTAGTGTCTCGCGGCGGTAGAGCCGTGTCTGCGTGATGTCAGGCCATAGGATCATCGGATAGGGCGTATAGGATTGATGTCCGCAGACCACCCCCAGATCGCACCGCTGTAAAAGCCCCTCAGACGCCGCGTCAAGCGCGAAATGCCAGTCACACGCTGTCTTTGTCGGCTCAGTGTCAGAAAGCCTGAATTTGACCCGTTCCAGCGCGTTTCTGCGTATCAGCGTACAGCCCAGCCCGACGCCGGCCACGTCTACCACTCTGCCCCACATGGATAATGCCCCGTGCCTGTCCTCACTCACAGATATACCGCTTGTCTGCTGCAAGTCGAGATAGGCGCTCCATGTGTGCCGGGTGTGCCGGAACACATACAGCCCATAGGCTACGTCACTTTCGCACGCGGCCAACCGCTTGAGCGTGTCGGGCGGGATGATCATGTCCGATTCGACGCACATGAGCGCATCATAGCCGCCGTCCAGCACCCGCGCCCGCGCCTTGTTGTATTGATGCGTGATGTTAAGGTACGGCTCCGCGAATGGATTATCATTCGCCGTCAGCCAATAATCGATCGGCTCTTGCCATTGAACCTTTAGGATGCCTTCGACGGTCTTTCGCCACAGGCGCGGCGGGTTGGGATTGAGCGGGCAAAATAACAAAATCTTCATCGTGTCGCCAATCTGGAAAGCCGTCAGCCTTCCTCATCTCGTATATGATGCGGTCGGTTTCGTAATTGGCGCGGGCATCCTGGTACGTGCGATCGATCCGCGCCTTGCCGAAAGTGTAATTGAGATGTTCGACAATCGCCCGCCGCGCCCAGCGATAGCGGCCCATCTCACGCGCCCGGTCGGTCACTTCCCGGTCAGCCCACCATGAGCGATACATCGGCGGATACATCACGCCGCGCAGTTCATCCTCGACAAATGCCCGATCCGCCAGCCAGTGCGCCGCATAGATGTCGCCGTCGCTGGATAGATCATTCAGGCCGATTAAGCCGTGCCCGCCGATTTGATCGAGCGCCTTAAGCGCATGCTCCAACCAGCCCGGCTCAGGCACAAGATCGTCGGCCCACAATGCAATCACATCGCCCGTTGCCTTGCGATAGAGTCTATTCCACGCCCAAACTGCGCCGCGCTGGTAGTCAGCAGGCGAGCGCGTGTCGAATGTGACGCTGCCCGCTTGATCGACTACCGAACGGCTGGCCGGATCGTCCGCCACAATGCTGACGCATATCTCGGCAGGTTGATTGATGCTGTCAAAGATCGTGTCTATCGCTCGCCGCAGTTCTCGCGGGCGGTAGGCGCTAGGCAATAAGAACGAGATTTTCCGGCTGTCCATGCGATACTTTCCCGACTCGTGACGCTACCATGTTCAAATGCGCTTCGCTGTGCATCCGTCCACACGCGCTAATGGCGTGGATGAAATAGAAATCGGCGCTGTAGTCGTCGCGCAAGTCTGCCAGATGTTCCAGCCATACCTCGCGCCGGATAGCAAAGCAACTGCAAGCGATCCAACCGCGCTGCAAGCCGTCCGTGAAGTCGGGCATGATCGTGCCCGACACATCCATCTTGATATAGATCACGTCCGGTTGATCGTTGTCCTGCGCGCATTGCTTGAGCGCCGCCACAAAATCCCTGTTAATCAGGTAGTCGTCGTCATCCAGCATGAACACATACTCGCCGCGTGGAATGGCATATCGCAAATTGAGATACGACCAGCCCACGCCGCGCCCGATCGGATCATGCAAAATGACGTGTTCCACATCAGGGTCAGTCTGGAGCGCCACGCTGTTGACGCAGCGCCCCAGACTTTCAGGCCGTCGAAACGATCGGGTCAGGATCGTCAAGAACGGTGTCACTACAGCGCCACGATTTCGTCAACGCTGGTCAGGTCGTAGTCACTGGCTGGCCCGTAGGTCGGGTATAACCCCAACGCAACCACGCCCGCGTCACTCGTAGCCGTGCCGACTGTCAGCGTGCCGCGAATCCAGCGGAAGCCGTTTTCAACATCCAGATCAGCCTGCTTGACCACGACGATCGCCTGCTTGTCGCTATCGGTTCCGGCTTCGGTCAACTGCGTGATCGCAGCGCCGCTGATGACCTTCGCGCCGCCCATGCCGGACGTGTTGCCCTGATACACCTGAAAGTCAACGGTTGCGGTCGATCCCAGCGCGCCCGCCATGACAACGAACATCACCTGTTCGAATTTCATCATGTCGATGATGTCGCCGGTGACGTCGCCGGTGGTATAGGCGTCCGGGTCGGTGCATTCAACTACTGCCACTGCTTGATCTGCTCGAATCATGTTGTCACCTCATGAGAATATTTTCTGCGTATCGCCCGCGCCCGGTTTAGTCGTCGTGGTAGCAGAACGGCGAGACGGTGTAAGAGCCTTGCGGATCGGCCAGTGTGATCGTGCTCTTGAGCCACGGCTGCCCGTCGAAGCGGCTCGTGAAGCGCCATGTGCCTTTGTCGCTGGTAAAGGCCGCGTGTTCGGAGAAAGCGATGCTCAGTTCTTCTTTCTCAAACAGGCAGTAGCCTTTCAAGTCGGCCAGCAGCGCGTCGTCATAGTCGTCCTGCGGCATGTGCTCAGACTCGAACAGCGGGAAGCCCAGCAGCATATTGCCGAGGCTGGCTTGCAGATTCGCCTGCCACACGCCGCCGCTGCCCGTCGATACCTCGAATTTGCCGATGTCAGGCCACAAGCCCGGATGGATCACCCAGCACGGCTCGCCGCCGACTTTCTTGAAGCGCGCGCGCATCGCCAGCGCATCGGTATAGGTGAAAGCGTTGTCGCCCGCTGTGGTTACAGCGATGGTGCAAGCCGCGTTCAAAATGCCCAGCGGTTCGCCCGCGCCGCTGCCGCGCAGGATGTGCCGCTCTTTCTTCGAGGCGATTGCCACGCCGAACAAGCGGCGCAGCAGCACGTCGATCGCCTGCGGACTGTCCGCAATCAACTCGTTCGACACTTCCACATAGCCGCCTTCCTTGTGCACCGTCCATTCCAGTTCCACAAGTTGCGGCTGCGTCTCAGCCAGCGCCGCGCCTTCGGCCTTCGGCGTGCTGGTGATGCGCCCGGCCAGCGCGGTGTTGCCGCTGCCTGCGGTTGGCGCGAAGTATTGATCGAGCGCAGGCCAGCGCCCATGATCTGACTTAACCGGGATGCGGGTGCAGCGCCCGATAATGGGCGACATTTCAGCCTCGATCTCCAACAGCGGCGTCAGGTATTCCGTGGGCACAAGATAGCCGCCCGCGATACCGCTGCCCTCGCTCATGTCCTTCGCGCTGTGGTAGATGTGGCGCAGGCGTCGATCGTCCTTCCGCATGATCGCCAGCAGGAAGTCCGGGAATGATTTGTTCTGCGCGTCCTTCGTGCCGCCGTCCACGGTGATGTAGCCGCTATTGCGGAGCGCCGGTTCTTGTTCAAAGCGTTTCAACGTCGCGCCTAGTTCATCGATGCGGCTGTTGAGTTGGTTCGTTTGCAGTTGCTTCGCTTCCTCGATCTGGCTCTTGGCGTTGTCCACTTCGTCGAGCATTTTCTGCGCTGCTGCGTTGTCGCCCTCGCGGAAAGCGCCTTCGATTTCCTTGCTCTTGGTGACGATGAATTTCTTCAACGCCTCAATCCGTTCTCCGTAGTCCTCGTTCATGTTGATCCCTCACTGTTGATATAGACTTGCTAACCGCTGCGCTTCTTTGAACCTGAATTTCAGCGCGGCGATTTCCTGCTCAGTGAACATCAACGCTTTGGGTGCTTCTTCCTCTGGCGCGGGTTCGGCTGTGGACAGGATCGAGGTCAATGTTTCGAGCGCCGCCTTCAATCGTTCCAGATTGGCAGACGACAATACGCGGCCCGCTTTGAGTGCGGCAGGGTCGAGGCCCTGTGCGGCTTGCAGCGTGTCCAGTAACTCACGTAGGATAACTTCGGGGGCTTTCTTGACGGCTAGAGTTGCCTCATTCATCCCCCAGTTCACGTCGGAGGTGTCCCATAGACGACACTCGCGCAGATTGCGGATTTGCATCCCTGTCTCTTTGTCGTCCTCGTAATCCCATTTGATCGCGTCATAGCCAAAGGACATCTCGGAAATCGCGCCGCTAATAATGCCCTTAAGCACTTCGTCGCCGCGCGGCGTGTCGAGATATTCCCGCACTACGAGCAGGCCGCCTGTCGCTTCCGGGTATTTCTGCCGTAGTTCATCCGGCAGATCAGCCTTGCCCACTTCGCGCAGGTCACGCACGGTCGCAATCGGCGGCTGCGTAATGTCGTGCTGCCACAAGTGACGCACACGATCGGCCCGTTCTTTGACGGTCTTGCGAAATGCGCCGAGCCAGGTGCGATCGCCGCCGCTGTCTACATTGCCAAAAATCGCGGCGAGGCCCGTCACGGTGCGCCCGTCAACCTGCTTGACTTGTTGCACAAATGATTTGTATTCCATCTGTCGCGGCTTCCTTTTGGCCTTGTCGCGTTCGCGCCACATGCTCAGGCACGCGGCCACGGCTTGATCGTTGTCGTCGCCTTCTTCCACTCGCGCGGGCACACAAGCGGCCATCCAGTCCTGCTCGTTGTCGTAGTCGCTCACGTTCGGCATGGTTACCTCGCAAAAAAAAAACGGCGCGTAACCCGATCGCTCGGATCACGCGCCGCCTGTGTGCTTTGCGTTTGCTACGTTATGAGGCCGCGCCAGTTGCCCTTTGCGTACCTGTTTTTAACATTATACTACACGTTGTCAACTGGTAAAAGGAATTTCTAACGGCAATGCTCCCTCTATTACCTCTGGTAGATCATCGCGTTCAATAGTAAACACGAACACATCGGGGATATACTCATGTCGTGCGATGGAGTATATCTCTGTCCCGACCGGTAAAGCCAGCATGTCCACCAATGATTTTGACGTCACATTGAACACTATCATATGTCTGCCCATATCTATACCTCAAACGCGATAATACTGCCAATTTCAAGCGTCTCCAAATCTACCACCGCATACCGCGCCACATCCCCGCGCCGGTGCTGGTTGCTCAGCGCCTCGACGCGATGCACTAACCGCGCCTTGTCCCGCGTCGTCACCAGCGTCACCGTCTCATTTTTAACGATGACATGCGGGGCAGTGGCGGTAACGTATGGCACGCGCTGTTCGCTCATCCCTTCACCTCAGCCGTATATTTGCATTCCGCCGCGTCAACGTATTGGCCGCACTTCACGCACCACAGCAAGCCAGGCGGGAGGCGCTTGACTTCACCGGCGCAGCCCTTGTGGATGATCTTTTGCTTTGGCTGCATTTTGTTGGCGTAGGTTGGCATTAGTTCTTTCATGATACAATCACCTTATTACCTTTGTCAAACAAAGACAGGCCAAGTAAATTAACTTCATCGAATAAGTCCCCGTATTCTTTCCGATACGTTTTTTCCACAGCAAGCAATTGCTTACCATGTTTTACTTCTAGATCAAACAGCCTTTTTGTATATTCAACCTCTAGCGCCCGCGCTTGTTCTGATGGTAAATAGATCATGACACGATCACCGTCCCCTTGTCATCCAGAAACGAATGATGACAGTTATCCCACCGTCCGCATTCATAGTTCGGATTACCGTTTCTTTCCAGCAGCCCACGCACTGCCCACCAATTGCGCTTGTGCCGCTGCCCCTTATATCGCTGGCAATCCAGGCACGACTCCTCGCCGTCATCGCCGTCGAAGGTGAGCATGATATTACCCAGCGCATACAATTTGCCCGCTTCGCCAAAGTTCCGCAGCGAATCCACCCACAGCGGAATCCGCGCCAGTACAGCCGATTGCAGATCGGGATTGCGCTTGGCCGCCGCCGCGTCTTTGGCAAATTGATTCACGTGCTCAAACTGCCCGGCGATCCATTCGTCAAGCGCATCCTGTGCCGTCTCATTGTCCTCGACGTCCGGCTCGTTTATACCGCCCTCGCGCATCCCCTCATGATACGATTTCAAGCCCAAGTCTTTGAGCATAGCGCGATGAGCGCGGCGCATGTCGATTGCGTCACCGGTGCGGAACGTGTCATGCACGAGGCGCGATAGGCGGTCGTCATATTCCTTGACGATCTGCCCGATCGTCTTTACCTCGCGCCTAGCCAGCCATAAGGCTGTCCGCTCGATCGCTTGTGCCAGATGTGCCACTGCCGTACTACGTGGATCAATCATTAAAGCAATTCCTCAATCGACAACAGCAACGCTATAATGGTCGCTTCGTCATCATCAGTCTGCAATGGCTGCGGAATGTAGCCCAAAAACCCGCCGCCATATAGCAGATGCGTCACATCATCCATGCCGCCGCCTATGGTGAGCATTACGCCCACGCCGACGTCCTCATAGACTGTGCCGCCTGCGTGTTCAACTTCATCAGCACCGCTTCCGATACCAACTGCAATGCCCGTACTAGCATCAATGTACTCAACCGCATCGACGCCGGACGCGACACTTACCGCAAGGCCAAAACCGGTATCAGCCCTCTCGACTACATCAGCGCCCGCTGCAACGCCAACCGCGATACCAACGCCAGCGTCTATCCTCTCCGTCGCGTCAAGACCGCTGCCGCTACCGATCGATATGCCCCGGCCTGCATCTACTCGTTCGACTACCTCCGCGCCGCTGGCCGCGCAGATCGCAATACCCTTGCCTGTGTCGGTGTAGGTCGTGCCGCCACTAGCGTCTGCCTGTGTCGTGTCACGGAGAATGATGTCATTTGGATTTGTATCACCTTGGCGTAAATATATGCTAAGCGTTGTCAACGCAACAACAGGCAACCCACGCAAAATAATATCTTTCGGGGTTTCATCGCCGCTATATAGCGTTATTGTGTTGCGTTCGTCAAGTTCCATCTACATTTGTCGGGAGCAGCGTATTAACAGTCGTCCCTGCTATATCAGGACTACCTGCTTTGTAAGCCACGAGGTAATGCGCGGTCGTCTTTAGTTGCTCGGTCATCAACGTGTATGTGCCATCATCTCTCGATGTAACCTCGCCTATAAATATATCCGTTGCGGTGACGAAGCCTTGCACGATCGCATTTGCCACTGGCGTCCCAACGTTATCCTTAGTGACGCCGCGAATAGCGTTCTTGGTCTGCGTACCCCCACCATCACACGAAAACGGCTCATAACCCTGTGCGCCGGAATAGTCCAGACCGTTCGGCGTGCTCGCGAACGATCCATCATTGCCACACATGCTGAACTGACCACGCGGCCATAGGCTCGCCCATCTAGCGCGATCCTTCCACGCCTTAGGCGCGCGATGCTGCCATTGCCAGCGTGGATCGTGTCCGCGTTCGTCAAGCGCAGGCTGGAGCGTCCCCGGCTGATGCGACCACCCGCCCCCCGTCGCGCCCGCTGTGCCGTATTTCAACTGTGCGCCCATTATGCCCCCGGAATCAGCACCGTATCACCCCGCTCGATCTTGCGGCGGGCGTGATAATTGCAGACGGTTTCACGCGCTGAATCAATCATCGTCAAGGCAAATTCCTTGTTCGTGATCTGTCCCTCGACCTTGATCATGCCGCTCTGGTACATCACGATCTCAATGCGCGCCACAGGTAGATCGCCGGCTGAATCGAGCGGGTAGCCGTTATTCATCGACCACCGCATGGATGTCTACGACCGCACTGTTGGCTGTGATGTTCCACGCGACAATCGCTGCGCCTGCAGCTGGCAGCACAATGCCACGCGGAAAGGTGAACACGACCGCCGCGCCAACCAACGCCGCCAATGAGAAGCGCCGAAAGAACTGAGTGGGTACAGTCGGGGCAGTGCCGAACGCCACGCCCGCTTGCGTCAATCCGGTCGGGCGTCCCTCATCCTCAGCCAGAAATGCCGTACCGCTGCTTAGTGTCGGCGTGTTGGCCGATCGACCCAGCCCGACAACACAGGCCGTCGCCGCGCCGTTGAAGTACCCCCATTCCATCAACGCCGCCTCGTTCGTCGCCGGTGATAACATCGCCCACGATGCCGCGCTAATGGTCGTTACCGTTGTCCTCAGTGATAGTGAATAGATCGCCATGTATGATCTCCTTATCCGTCGAATTGCATCGACGCCGTAATCTTTTGAGTATCGCCCGTCGTCAAAGCGTTGGCCGTGGTGTCATCGAAATTGGCATAGAACACCGCTATACCAGTCCCAACGCCGCTGGTTGTGGCGATGAAAAATCCAGTGACGGTTTCCCCGCTGGCCCCCACCGCCGCGAAAGACTTTTGCGCGGCGGTCCTCACGCGCCCGTTGCCGTTTGTGGATGCCGCGCCCCAGTCGCCGGGCGCAATGGCTATCCGTGCATAATTGGTAAACGCTGCCTCAGTGACGCCGGTCTGTGTCGCCAGTATCGCCCCGCGCGCTGGTACAGTTGAGCCGGTCTGCGAGGTAAACATGCCAAGATAGAGATTCGTCGGCGCGGCGGTGTTGCCCGTGGCAACATCCAGCAGCCAATCAAGCCCTTCATCCGGGAATATCTCAGCCATTCGTCACCTCCGCGTCTGCCGATGTGATCAAGCCGCTGGCGTTCTTACTGCGCTTGAAATCAACGCTAATATGCTTCGTCGTCTCAACCGGCGCAGGCTGAACTGTGATCTCATTTGTGATCGGCGTTGGTTCAACGGCTACGTTTACCGCTGCCGGTTGGACTATCACATCACCCGCGTTTTGCACGACTACCTCAGCAGGCTGTACATTGATCTCATTTGTAATCGGCGTTGGTTGTACAATGATGTCTCCCGCCTTATATTCGAGCGCGGCGGGTTGTACGTCGATATGCACATCTCCCGCTTTAATCTCGTTCGTGATCGGCGTCGGATTGATAATGATCTCATTCGCTACCGGCGCGGGTTGAACTACGACATCGCCCGCTCGATACTCGATCGGCGTCGGCTGTACAATGGTGTCGCCCGCCCGATACTCGATCGGCGTCGGCTCGACCTGATTAACAACCGTCACCTGTGCAGGCGGCTGGCCGGTGTGCGTGATCGTCACATCCGGCGATTTCACGTCGAACGATAGACTGACCGGCTGTGGCGCGGGCGTTGACATTGCCGCCTTCAATTCTGTCCGCGCCGCGTTGATAATGTCCATTAAGCCCTGCGTGTCAATTTGCCAGGCAGTAAGTGCTTTTTTAGTGTGAGCGGCTTCCTCCTCCTCCACCTCTTGCACGTCCTCGGTTTCATCTATTGCGTCAGCCTCTTGCTCGGCCTTGTCAATCTCGCTCATAGGTGGATAATCCAAAATGGCGCGGCCCTCATCAACCGTCAATGGCGGCTTAGGCGTCAACATTTGAACCGATGCTGCTTGGGCAAGTTGAATCGTTTGCCAAATTTCATGCTTCTTAATGTCATGCACCCATTTCAAGCCGAGCCGTGAAAAAAACTGCATATTAGCTGTATCACTCAATAGATCACAGTCAGTAAAGATCGTATCAAGGTAATATCCGACTTGATCGACCGTCGCTGTTGCATAATTGGCGCTGTTGGCCGATAACCGCGTGGGGGGCACGCCTAACCCGACAGTCACATCTTCGCGGGCAGCCTCCGTGATTTCCGGGGTGATGCTGTCTTTTAGTGTGTGCCCCACTGTCTTAACATCAACGCCTTCATATACGCCAAGCACCGAGAACATCTTTTTGAAGCCGGTTGCCATGCGCTTGAAAAAATTCTCAGTTTTATCGATGTCTGCCTTCTGCGTTTGAACAGGGAATGTCACCAGCGACACCGGCACAAAGCCGCCTGCGTAAAAGCGGGATGGTACGGCGTTGCTCGCATAAAGCAAGCCCGCCGCTTCGAGGGTAACCACGGCGGGGGGTACATCGGGCGCGATTTCGCTGTCATCATTTTCGAAGATAAAGCGCACCATTTGATCGAGCGGGTATCTTCGCACTCCGCTTGACCATGTGATCTCATAGCCAATAATACCTTGTTGTTCATCTGTCAATACCCGCACTGATTGCGCCGGGATATAGCGAGGCGTCTGATTTTTGCCGACACGGTTGGATTCAATCAGCCAATACGCGACACCGCGCTTGACAAGTGATTTGATCGTCTTGATAGTGAGTGTTCGCATCAACATCTTGAGATATTCGTATTGATCAGTTACATCATTGCCCTGATAGTCCTCAAAATGCCACGGCACACGCGCCACATCGCCCGCTCGAATGTTGATCGAACGGTGATAGTACGGCACGCAGCGATACGCCTTGTCCACATTGATCAACGTGTCGCTCTTGTCATCATGCGGCCCGGTGATGAACTCCGTGAAGGCGTCCAGCGGGACGCTGCCGCTATACCCAGATTTCTCGGAGAAGGCCGAGATGACCTCGACTCTGTATTTTGTTTCTGGCATGTTATCCCCCAAAGGCGATCATGCTTTCGCCCCGCATATACTCATCATCATAAGCGTAACGTAGTGCGTCAATGAAATGATTATTCTTATCGATTGGCTGACGAATAGCATTGCCGTCCTTATCTTTGCGCCAATGATAAATGCTCAATTCGTTACGAGCATTGATGCAATGTACATCTAGCACGATCGTTTGTTGTTGTAACCATTGAATGCCAAAGATAACGCTATCCTTGCCTTTGGCGACCGGCAACGCCCGCACGCCAAATTTATTCAGTTCCGCGATGCTCTTAGGCTCGGCGCTATCACATTTGACGTACTCACCGCTGATTTGCTTGGCGACTTCATCGGCCAACACATCATTAGTCAAGCCGCGTTCGTAAAACTCATCATAGACATAGATCGTCTTGTGCGCCCGGTCGTAATGCGTTACTGCCAACGCCGCTGGATCGCTGCTGAATCCGAAGTCAAGGCCGTTGCGGTGGTTCGTGAATTGATCACGTATCCCGCTCAAATCCTCAACGCGCCAATTCTTAAAGATCACATCGCCCAGCACGCCCCACTTGCCCAGCGTATACACGTCGCGGTAATATTCGTCTGT